CCTAATATGTTAACATTACCATTAGAATCTATACTCATTAAGGTATTATCTTCGTGTAAAAATTGTATTTCTCTACCATTATGACAGTTAATTTTAACATGACCATTTTTAGCTATTTTTATAGCATAATTAGTACTAATATCATTAATGTCTTCGTTGTGTGTAATTGAATTATTTTGATAATATAAATTACCAAGTTGAGAAGTACCTTTTACTAAGAAATTATTTGAAACTTCTAGCATATTATTTATTGAAGCATCACCTAAAACTAACAAATTATTTGAAACTTCTAACATATCATTGATACTAGCGTCATGATTAACTATCAAATTTTTACATATATCAATATCTCCATTACTATTTATAACCATTAAGTCAATATCTCGATGTCTAAATTGTATTTGTTTATCGCTATGACTGTTTATACGAACACGACCACTAGGTGTTATTTTTATACCATATGAATTGCTAATATCAATATTACTTATGTTTGTAATTGAATTATTAATATAATATAAATTACCAAGATTAGAACTACCTTTTACTAATAAATTATTTGAAACTTCTAGTATATTATTTATTGAAGCATCTCCTGAAATATATAATTGTGTACCTGAAACATTTGTAAATGTACCAGGGGCAGCTGTATTAGAACCAATAGGTGTATCCTCGATCTTTCCACCATTAATTATTGTATTATTTTTTAAAATAATATTACAATTATCAAACTCAATATCATTACCATTAAAATATACGTTACCTACAATGTTAACATCACCATTTACATTTAAATCAGAATTACAGCTTAAATCACCATTCAATGTAACTAAATCTCCTTCAAAAAATGAATTTCCTTCAAAAAATGAATCTCCTTCAAAATATGAATGTCCTTCAATACTTAAATTTTGTTCAACATGTAAGTTTTTTGCTACATTAATTTGATTATTTACGTATAAATCACCACCACTAATACAAACATTGGATGATTCTATTACTAACATATTCCTATCTGTCTCCCCATTTTCTTCTATTGCAGTTACATATATACTACCTTTTTCAGTCATATTATAATATATAAGATATAATTTAATTTAATATAATAAATGTATTAAATTATATTTATTAATATATTATTAAATTTTCTACACTAATCTTATTTTTAATGTCCCGTTATCATGATAAATTCCACATATATCTGCATTTGCACTATTATCTGGAATATTATTTAATATTAGATTACTAGTTTTAATTGTACCACCTACTACATGAATATGATAGCTAGGATCTATTGTATTAAATCCTAAAAATCCAAAACTTGTATCTATACTAATTATATTAGTTTCAACCATATATTTAAACTCAGTATTATCTTTTACAAAATTACCAATCAAATAATTTAAACTTTCTTGTTGAGATGACATTATTTATTAATATTATATTTTTTTTTCTAAATTATTAATTCTTTTTTTTAAATTAGTTATTTCTATATTTTGACTACTTATTATTTTTTCTAATTGAATTATTTTATTACTATTATTATTAATATTAGTATTAATAATATCATTATTACTATTATTGCTATTATCTAAAATATTATTTATTTTATTATCTAATTCTTTAATTGCCGCTAAACCATATACAAAAATATTATTGTAATTTACACTATATGGTGTCAAATTAGTGCCTACATTTACGCAAAAACTTATGTCATCTAATAGTTCTAATTCTTGTGCAATTAATCCTGCTTCCATAATGTATGGGTCATTTACTATTCCACTAAAATCATGAACTTTAAAATTTTTAGTTTTTTGATATAATTGTGGAACTAATTTATTAATAACATTTAAACCATTATTAATAACTACTTCATTATGTTTTAATCGATCATCTGATGTTAATGTAAAAAATTCTCCACCGACTTGACCTAAAATTCTTGCTGATCCATCTATTACTAAATCACCACTTAAATCTAAATTACCACATATATCTATTTTATTATTAACAATAGAATATATATTATTAACGCATATATCATTAACTATTAAGTTTGTTAAATTTATATTTCCATTAACTGATAAGTCATTTTCAATAAATAAATTACTATTAAATGACACATCATTTTGAACAAATAAATGATTATTAATTGATACATCATTGTTTACAAATAATTTATTATTAACACTTAAATCATTAACTATTATTTCATTAATTGATAAATCATTCATATTTATACTACTTAAATCCAAAGATACATTACTTAAATCTAATGAATTATTCATAATTTTTAAAGTATTTGTTTTAATAGTACCACTTACATCTAATTGAAATTGTGGAGTAGCTGTTCCTACACCAATTCTACTATTTTGTGTATCAATAGCAACGACATTATTGGGATTAGTTGGTAATGTTTGATTATTAATAATTGCATTTATACTACTAATTATTTTATTAGACATTAAATATATTAATATAAGTATAATATATTTAATAATTTAAATTATTAATTATTAATTATTAAATATTTATTATAGTTAATAATGAATTATTAACTTACATAATTTAAACATCTTTCAAAAAATTGTTTAACATTATTAATATTTCCACCTAAACATGAATCATCAGGAACATAAAAATTATCTTTCTCTCCTGGATAATATGCCAAAATTGCTGGTATACCATTTACCATTTTTTTATTTTTTAAAAATACATATAAATCAAGTGATTCATCTATATCTATTTCAATATATTTAATAGACGATGGTAATTTTTTACAATATTCTTCTGTTATAGGTTTAATATTTTTACATGGTCCACACCAATTGGCTGTAAATTTTATAATAATTAGTGTTTTACTTTGTAATTGTTGTTGCATTTCACATAATTCTTCAGTGTTTACCATATTTTAAATATATATACTAAATTATTTTTAAATAAATTAAAAATAATTTAATTTTTGTTAATTTTTAATAAAAGTATAATCTACCATTTAATATTTTTACATCTCCATTAAATGATGCATCTCCATTAACAATTAATTCATTTGAAATAGTTATATTACTTGGATCTAAAATTAAACCAGCATTTTCATTTGATTCATTAATTTTATTATCTAATTCATTAAAAATACTACTTAAATCAATATCACCATAACAAACATGGCTACTATCCATATCTATTTTTAAAAATTGTAAATTACTAATACTTACATCATTACTTAAATCATATACTTTTATACTAGATATATCTAAGTGTGAACCTAGTATATTTGTAAATGTACCTGTATTTGGATGTGAAGAACCTATAGCTGTGTTTTCAATAGTTGAATTACTACCATCAATTGTTGTTTGAGATAATGAAATTTCACATTTATCAAAGTAAACTTGATTATTTACACTAAACATTACTGAAGATCCATCAAATACAACATTATTTAAACTACTATCACTACTTACATTTAATGTTGTAAATCTAGCTGGTGCTGCTAAAGTTAAACCAATAATTGTATTATCAATGTTTCCACCACTAATAGTTGTATTATCAATATTTCCACCACTAATAGTTGTATTATCAATGTTTCCACCACTAATATTTACATAAGACATTGTACTAATTCCACTAACATTAACATTTTGTTCAAATAAAACATTTCTATTAAAACTTGCATCATTATAAACTTTTAATTCATCATTTACTACTACATTTCCCCATAATTGAATTTTTTTATCTTTTGTAATATCTGTTACAATATGTATATTATTATCTAATGATGTAATAATAAAATCTTCATTTCTAGTTATATCACTATTATTAACAACATTAAGTATAGTACTACTATTATCTATAGTAACACTGCTAGGATCACTATATAACATGTCTACTTTCATTTTAAATCTAGCTTTTTTATTATTAAATTGATATACACCACTATCTTCAAATTTTAATTTTGTTAAAAAATCTAAACTATTTCTACAATTATCAATTATAATTATTGAACTATTATCTATTATACTATTACTATTGTCTAAAAAATATTCATTTAATGATATTTCATTCATTATAGTTTATTATAATATATATTTTATTTATTTTTTATTATATTAAATTTAATTATCCATAATTTAAATATTTTGAGTTAAAAAAGTATTTAAAGTTTTTATTTAATTACTTATATAAAATATGTCTGATAACGAAGATGAATATCAATTACCTCCACCAGGAATATGGAATCATATTTCTAAAATAGCTATTACAGAAGATAAGCCAATTATGTTAGATTATTGGATTGATTCATTAGAAAAAAAAATTTTAATAGGAATTAAAGATAATGGAGAAAAATTATTAGTTAAAAATGCAGAAGAATATACTAGTCCAATCTCTAAAATTTTTAAAGTAGATAATGTCTATATAATTACAACTGAAAATTCAATATATATTACACATAGTGATATTAATAAACGTAAAATTTCTTCTTAAATATATTATAATTAATTTACTATAATATATTTTGATTATTATACTATATTTTTATTTATATTATTTATATTTTTTTCAAATAATTTAATAAAATCTAAAATTTTATTATTATCTATTGTTTTATTATTAAAAATATGAATAAATTCATTATTATATTTATTTGTAATATTTAATAAATTATTAATTATAGTATCAATATAATTCAGTCTATTTAAAGTTGAATTAAAATTTAAAATATTGTTTATTTTTTTTATTATTTTATTAACAATATTATTATTTATTGATAATATATTATCAATATTTTTTTCTATATTATTTGTATTATTTGTAAATAAATTGTATAAATTTCTATTAACTATTAAATTTATATTATTAATTAAAAATATATAACTATTTAAAATATTAAATATTTTTTTTTCATTATTATTAATATTTTCACTAGTTTTATCTAAATTAAAAATAGTTTTTTTATAACAAAAAAGTACTGCATCTTTTAATGATAGTTCTATATTACTTTCATTAAAATTATTTATTCCCAACTGGTTAATAAATTCAATAAAATATACATATCCTTTTTCACAAATATTATTTACATCACTAATATTATAAAGGTATATTGATGCTATATTAAAAATATTTTGTATTACATTTAATCCATGTGTATAAATTTTCTCATAATAATCAAAATTTTTATAACTATGAATATTATTATAAAAATTTTTTGTATAGTTACTAATTATTAATTGATAATTAAAAATAATATCATTAAAATTTTCATTAATTAACATAATTAGTATAATATATTTAACTATATTTAAATACTTTAATACTTTGTATAAATATATTTTTTTTTATTTTTTTTTTTACTAATTTTATCACTAATATTACTATTATCAACAATATTATTATTTATTAATTTAATCTTTTTACATTCTTTTAATAAAATGTCTTTTATATAATTATATACATAATTTAATATAGTTTCACTACATTTACCAACTATTAGAATACTACCTGTGCGAAATATCATATATGATATTTTAACAATATGTGTATTATATTTTATATTTTTAAAATTAATAGATTCATTAACAATAGCATTTTTATTTGTATCAAAATAATATACACATTGAATTCCTGGATAAGAACATGGATCATAACAAGCATTTATAAGATAATCGTTTCTTAATATATTAAATAATATTTCGCGATTAATATAAAATCCACAATTAAAATTAGAATTAATTAATACATTTTGTATATCATTTTTATTATATATAATGTCTATATTAATAATTTCTTTTAATAAAGAAAGTAATTTATCTAAAATTTTATATACAATATTATCATTTTGTATACCAGGGATTTCTATTTTTCCTGTATTAAATATTTTAATATGAAATTCTTTAAAAATATTTTCATCAAATAAACGCATAGTTAATACAAAACAATTATAAAAAGCACTTTTATTAGTATTTTTATTAAATAATAGATCTTTTTTAGATAATCCGACCGTTATTTTACGTATATCTTTATATACTATTCTACCTTTAGGATTATTAATAAAATTTAATACATTTATAGTTTTATAACAATCTATATTTTTTATAATTTCATCAATTTTATAAGATTCTTCTTCATTTTTTAATGATACTTTAATTTGTTTTTTTATAATTCCTTCTTCTTGTTTATAATATTTAATTATAGGTATTTTCCAAAATATATCATATATATCAATGTTCTTATTAATATAAATAATTTTTGTTTTTGTTGAAATATATAAATCAGAACATTTCATATTATTATCATTATTACCATTATTATCATTATTATAATTATTATCATTATTGTGAATATTATTAGTATTATAATAATTATCAGTAATATCAATATTATCTATTAAATTATATTCCAAAAAATTATCCCACTCAGAATCAATAGTATTATTCATTTTTTAAATTAATAAAAATAATATAAATTAATCAATTATTTTTATATTATTTTTAAATAATTATTTTCTTATATAATTTATATATTTTAAATGCATTCATTATTGACAGAAGAAATAAAAAAATATAATTTAGAAAATAATAATTTAATTAAAAATAAAGAAAAAATCAACTTTCAAAAAATTGTTATTAATATAAAAGATGAAAATGAGTTTGAAAAAAAAGTAATTAGTAATATAAAAAAAAATTCATCTTTTAATTCTTTATTACATGAAGAATATAGTATAAATATGAATATTTTTAATCCTATGAAAAATTCTCCTCCAAATAATTGGAATTGTAGATTATTATCTAGAATTAATAGTTTAAATGATTTTAATTCTAATTAATTGTCAAATAATATATATATTTTACAATATTTTCATTATATTCAAAATTATGAAAACAAAATTCATAATTTTTTATTTTTTCAATATTTATATCAATGTAAATATTTTTTAAGATAAAATAAACATATTGTTTAAGTATATAAATTTTATCAATATTACATTTATTTTCAATATTATTTATATAATTATTAAATTTATTAAATTGTTTATTAGTATTATAAAGATATAATTTATATAAATAAGAATTTTCTAATACACTTACTTTTTTATATATATTTGTTTGTAAATAATTTATCATACATCTTACATCATTATTATAATATGTAATTATTGATTTTAAAGTATTTGTAGATAAATTTAATTTTTCATTTGCTATAATATTATTCATTAAATTTAAAATATTATTTGTTGGTAAATTATTAAATCTTAATTTAATAAATTCATTTTGTAGTGAATTATCTATTTTACTAATATAATTACATATTAAACAATATATTATATTTTTATTATTTTCTTGTATTAAAATTTTTAATGCTTGTTGAGCAATTTTTGTCATATAATCTGCTTCATCTAAAATTATAAATCTTGTTTTTTCTTCACTAAAAGATTTAGTATATATAAAATTATAAATAGTATTTCTAATAATATCTATACCTCTATCATCTGAAGCATTTAAATGTATAACTAATGATTTATAATTTTTTATATTACTATAATATTTATTTATAATATTTAATATAGTTGTTGTTTTACCTGATCCAGGTGGACCATAAAATAATAAATTTGGTATATTATTAGAAAATAATATATTATCTATTATTTTTTTATTTATATCATTCAAAATTATGTTATTTATTATATTTGGTCTATATTTTTCACACCATGGAAGATTTTTATTTATATTATTCATATTATTAATTAAATAATAGTAATTCTATTTAATTAAAAATATTTAATATATTTATTAAAAGTATTTAAATTTGTCTATTAATAATATTTATAAATGTTGGTTAAAAAAAAAGGCAGAAAACCAAAATCTTATTATGAAAATTTAAAATTAATAGAATCATCTAATAATGTAATAGATTGTGATATATCAGTAAATAATGTACCAAAAAAACGCGGACGGAAACCAAAAGGAGGTAAAATTATAGAAGAAAAGAAAGAATATATATATAATAATATTAAACATAATATTATTATTCATTTAAAATGCAATATTAAAGATATATGTTCAGAAAATGAATTAACATATAATCCAAATATAAACATTATAAATAATTATAATATAAATGATAATAATAGTTTATTAAATTTTAATTATATTGATAATATTGATAATATTGATAATATTGATAATATTGATAATATTGATAATATTGATAATATTGATAATATTGATAATATTGATAATATTGATAATATT